CGCAGTCTTCGGCAAGTTGATTGACAAGTTTGATAAGATATGGGATGCATTAGGTTTGCCCAATCTCGTAGCACTATTTACTATGGACGTTCCTGCTCTAATCGATGCGGCTATAAAATCATTCAAAGAGAAGAGAGATAAGTTAGTAGAGAAACTAAGAGACCCAGATTTATTAGGAAAGGCCAGAGATAAACTACTAGAAGAGATTCGTGGTGTGAACGATAAGATACTGAGTATATTAGATGAATTTAGTATTTTTGGTTTTGATATTGCAAAGATTATAGGTGGCAAAATAGATGAAACTATAACCTCTATAGAAGATAAGATTTGTGAGATTAAAATTGCATTCGAAGACTTCAAACAGAACTGGCAAAAAAAGTTACTGTTTGAGTGGGTAACGATAGTCAAGAAGTTTTTCAGTGCAATAGGATTAGGTAAAATTTTCGACTTTATGTTTTTCACTCTATGCGACTTACTGAAACTGATTGGTTTCCCTCCATCGATACCCAAGATAGCTGCAATTGCAGGTTTCGCTAGTATAGTCGGTACTACACCTAAAGTCAATACATATGTTCCTGATAAAGGAGATGATAGTGGAGTCAATTTTAAGAACGGAGAATGGGACGGCATTGATGGTTCACCGAGTGAGACAAAATCATTTGATATTCCTGTCGCATCAGGAGACACAAGAGTCTTTAAAGATGGTGTAGAATTAGAGATAATAACAAACTATACAGTATCGGGTGGCAAAGTGATTTTCAATACGGCACCTTTATTAAACGAAAGTGTATCAATACTGAAAATAGTTTCAGTCTGACTGAAAATTTAACAAACGGAGATGTATAAATAGATATATGGCAAATCTAAATGACTACTCAAAACCTAACTCTAAGGTAAATGCTACTAAAGACATCTATGCAGACTTGGATATTATGTTTTCTGCTAATCCTATCTCAGGTGATATCACAACAAAGAAGGATTCAGATGCAGTTAAGAGGTCAGTAAAAAACATTTTGTTGACTAATCACTATGAGAGACCATTTAAGCCGAACTTTGGCGCTAACTTAAGAGCAATGTTGTTTGAATTAGACGGCATTGGCGCAAAAAAGAGAATAAAAAAGAACATAATTAAGACCTTATCGATACTAGAACCAAGAATCGGTAGTATTAGAGTAGATATAAGCGAAACAGAGTCTAATAATATAGATGTAAGAGTAAGTTATATCATTAGAAATGGTCTAAACCAATCAAGTGTAGATTTTAAAGTAAGTAGGGTACGATAATGGCAACAAACAGTTCACAAATAAACGCAACCGATTTAGATTTTGATACTATCGCAGAGAATATCAAAACATATCTAAAGGGTCAAGAGAAATTTAAAGATTACGACTTCGAAGGTTCTAATATGTCAGTTCTAATTGACATGTTGGCATATGCAGGACACATTGGTGGTCTAAATTTAAACCTTGCAGCCTCAGAGATGTTTTTAGACTCAGCACAACTCAGAAAGAATGTAGTATCTCGTGCAAAAGACTTAGGGTTTACTCCTGCATCTGAAAGGGCATCGACTGCTCAACTAGAAATCAAACTGAGTAACATTAGAAACGCAGACCAAAGTACGCCGACAGCGAATGATATGACTATATTTAGAGGACATAACTTCGCTACATCATATGATGGCGTATCATATAACTATGTTTGTGCATCATCTAAAGTACCTACTAGAGACGGCAACATATTTACATACAGTCCAGTAGATATCATTCAAGGACAATACATAACAGATTCATTTGTCTTTGATACCCAAATTAAGAACGCAAAGTTTGTAGTATCTAATTCAAGAGTTGACAAATCCAGATTAGAAATATCTGTAAACTCAAATGGTGTAGTATCTAAGTATGCTTTATCAACAGATGTATCAACTATAGTAAGTGCATCTCGTGTATTCTATGCACAAGAGAACGAAGAAGGATTCACTGAGATATACTTTGGTGATGGCGTGTTGGGTGCAGCTCTAAAAGATGGTGATGTTATTAACGCAACTTATATTGCAGTAGATGACATTCATGCCGATGGTGCAAAACTATTCAGTATGATTAATAATGTTAATGGATTCTCAAACGCTAGTATCACGACTTTGGTTGTTTCGGGTGGTGGTGCAGAGAAAGAATCTATAGACTCAATCAAATTTAAAGCAACAAAGTTCTATACATCTCAGAACAGACTGGTAACACTGAATGACTACAAAGCAAAGGTCAGTGAGTATTACCCGAACGCAGATGCAGTTGCAGTATGGGGTGGAGAAGATAATGACCCACCTGAGTATGGTAAAGTATTCATAACACTTAAACCTCAGAACGCAGACTATCTATCAGTTTCAGAAAAGTCAGTAGTACAGAACAAGTTAAATCAATTAAACATGTTGACTGTTAGACCAGTAATTATAGATGCAGAAATAGTTAAGATTCTATTGACTACTGTATTCAAATACAATGCCGCTGATACTACATTATCAAAAGGAGAATTAGAGACTATCGTAAGAAGTTCTATAGTTGCTTTTGATAATACAAATTTAAACAACTTCGACAGTATATTCAGACATTCAAATCTTGCTAAGGCAATCGATGAGACGAGTGTATCTATACTATCGAACATTACGAATGTTAGATTACAAAAGAGAAAACAAGTTAAGATAAGTTTCTCTGAAGGATTTAATGTTCTATTTGGAAATGGTTTTTATCATCCACATGACGGTCATAATAAGGCGTCAGGTGGGGTTTTAACCTCAACAGGTTTTAAGGTCGATGGCGATACCGTTAATACTTACTTCTTTGATGATAATGGTTCTGGTTTAGTCAGAAGATATTCAGTCAATAGTGGTACAAGAGTTTTCGCAGACCTAAGTGCTGGCACTATAAATTATGCCAGTGGAAAAATTTCGATTGATGCCATCAAGTTTACCTCAACAGTAAACAGTGACACATCGATAGACTTCACCGTTGTACCCTCAAGTTCAGATGTTGTTGCAATTAGGGGTTCCCTAATTGACATCAGTGTTGACGACATTAAGGTAACAGCAGAAGTCGACACCATTAGTAGTGGTGAAAGCAGTGCTGGGGTAGGATTTGTTTCTACTTCTAGTACTAATTATTAAAAAAATATGAAACAAGTGGTCACGGTTTATGCCGTGAGTAGTTTCCCATTTAATTGGATTATAGGAGGAAAATTAAAATGGCAGATAAGAAAATAACAGCATTAACAGAGATAGCGGCAGGTGATGTCAACAGTGTAGATTTACTACATGTGGTTGATAACCCAGGCGGGACTCCGGTTAATAAAAAAATGAGTTTGGCTAGAATGTTTAACAATCTACCAACTTACATTGCATTTGATGATGTTGAAGCATTGACAACTGGAACAGCGATTAGTGTCACTAAAGCTGTAACACAAATCAATATGGCTAGTGTCAGTGGTGACCAACAGTTCACCCTTGCAAGAGGAACATCAGTTGGACAAATCAAAGTTATCGTAAGATTAGATGACGGCGATACAGACAATTGTGATATCACGGTAACTGGTTGGACAGACTCTACAGTCGCAGCCCCTCAGATTCTTTTAGAAACTGGTGGTGCAGTAATTTGTATTGCTCTAGGTTCAGAAGGTTCATTGACTTGGCATCCACTCTCAGTAGTTGGTACTAATTCAGTAGTAGCTGGTATCTAATACCAAATAGGATTTATAGATGGCACATGAAAAACATATTGTAGATAGATTATCTACTCGACTACCAAGTCTTCTTCCTGAGTATATCAGAGATGAGGCACCAGTATTTGAGTTGTTCCTACAATCGTATTTTGAGTATCTAGAATCCGAAATCATAGTCCTGACATCGAAAGGTGAATTAACAGGAATAAGATTAGAGGACGGTACCTCTCAAACAGCGTCAACGATTCTGATTGAAGCAGGTACCGACACCTCGGCTCCCGATATATTAACATCTAGAATAATACAAGAAGGAGTGACAGAACCGTTTACAGTGGGTGAATACATCTACGGAAACAAAAGTGGTTCAGTCGCAAAAATTAAAGTTATTAATGGACTAACATTAATAGTTGACACTATATCAGGTACAGGTTTCTCACCAACAGAAACGATTGTAGGAAGAGATAGTTCTCAAACAGGTACTATATCAACATACAAAGAGAATTCAGTAGTAGCAAATAACAGACTACTAGACTATTCAGATATAGACCAAACATTGGATACATTTTTACAATATTTCCAAAAAGATTTTATACCGTCTCTTGATTTAAAAGAGACACAAAACCCAAGATTAACTCTTAAGAACATAGGCACCCTATACAAACAAAAGGGTACTGCTGATTCAGTCAAGTTCTTAATGAGATTACTATATGGTGAAGATGCCGAGATAAAATATCCGATAGATGAAACAGTATTTGCATCGGAATCAGGATACATCGAAGAAAGAAGATTGGCTATTGCCATGGTTAGTGGCGCACCAAAGAGTAACGATAGAATAAGACAATATGATGTTTCAGATGCTACTATAGTAACAGCAGAGGCAATCGTAGAACAAGTATCACCTATAGATTTAGCAAACAACATATACTCACTCTCTATTACGAGAGAACATAGGGGTGTATTTGAATTCAATAAATCAGCAACAGTATTAGACAGAGATGGTGTTACTACATATACAGGAACCGTTCAAGGTATCATATCAAAAGTTGATGACACCGAAGGTTCTATATACTTTGAACTAGAAGATAATTCTGGTGAGATACTAGACGAAGACGGAAATGGATTACTACACGAAGAAACCTCAACTGGTTCTATGTATAGTCCAGCAGATTTTGTAAACTTCACTGGTGGAAAATTAGATACAGATGTAAATAGAGCTACATCAAACATAACAGAATTGTCGAGAGGTCCGGTAGAACATATCTACATAGATTTATCTGGCCAAAACTATACTGGCGGAGAAATAGTTGTCTTTGACGATGCAAGTTCCGGTGGTAATGGTGCAGAGGCCGTCATTGGTGCAGTTGGTGATGAGATAATACTAGAAGATGCGATGTCAGATGAACAGTTTGAGATAACCGCAACTGCAAACCAAACAGTATTTGGTGGTGTAATACAAACAGGCGATAGATTCGACAATGTATTAGATGACCATGGTTTCCCAATATCTATTAATAGATTTCATGGTGCATGTGAAGTTCACATTGACGGCATAGTTCAGTCGCAATCAACATATACTATAGAACCACAAAAGATAACATTCACAACAAATCCTAATTTGTCTGGTGGAGAAAGAGTAGAAATATTTACAGATAAGAGTAGAGTCTTATACGAAGACGGTGACGAGATGTTACTTAATGCCTATCAGAACACTGTAGGCGGCTCTATTATATCAACAGACCAAAGAGTACGAAGAGTTCAGATAACAAATGGTGGCGCAGGTTATTCAACATTGCCATCCGTATTCCCAGGTGGTTATCTATACTTCAAAGATATCACAGGATATCAACAAGGAGAAATTGTTACTGGTGCAACATCAAATGCAACAGGTACAGTTCTTAGATTAGAACCAAAGACTAATAGACTTGTAATCAAAAGGTCATCTTCTGATACTGGTATTTTTGTCAAGGGCGAAAACGTAGTCGGTAGTAATTCTTCTACCAATTTAGTTTGTACTACTGCAAAAGTTACAGAAGGTACAGGTGGTAAATTCTATGCATGGTCATCTAAGATTGGTGGTGTTGAAAAACTAACATTATCTAATCAAGGTAGTAAATTTGATGCTAATGCAGTACTAGATGAACTTACATCTATGCATAACATGTTGGTAACTACTCCTTCAGGTACACCAAACAAAGGTGTAACAATTACTGGTGTTATCTCTGGTGCAACAGCGCAAGTAGAGTCATATGATAATATCAGAAACATACTTAAATACACTAATCTTGTTGGTATGTTTATCAACGATGAGAAAGTAACCTTTGAAAGTACAGACAGTTTCTTAATTCTTAAGAATGACCCGTACACTGCAAGAGGTAAAGTTGCTGGTGAGGGTATTGTAAATGACAATTTCTTGAGTGATAAAGGTTTCTTATCTTCTAAAGTCGCAAATATACATGATAGTAAATTCTATCAATCACACTCTTATGTCATTAAAGTTGGCGAGAGTATTAATAAGTATCGTTCAATAGTTAAAGACCTAGTTCATCCATCTGGTCATTTATTCTTTGGTGAGGTTGCACTTAAATCTCAACTCTTAGGATCCTCTAAATCTGGTGTCAAAGATATACCATTTGATGTGAACGAAGAAAACAAAATGGGTATAGTTTCAACCAAGTTTGTTCCTACAATTGTCATTCAGGCTTACCCTACAGACAATGTATTAATGGAAGAATCTACTAGAGATGTACCTGTAAGATTAGAGACTGAAGATAATCATCTATTAGAGAACGAAGACTCAAGAGAGAACAAAGCACATCTAAGTAAAGAAACTCTCATGTTATTCCACACAACTTCAACTGAAGTTGATAATCAGATAATGGTCACTCAATATAAAGAGGCATCAGGAATAAATGCATCTACTAATGGTCTTAGAGTTCACGGTGGAGAGATTAAAGGTGCAGGTCACTTAAACATTCTAAACAGAAAAGAGTTCATAACAACTGCATTAGATACTAAACTAGACAATGACCCAAGTACTGTAGCATCAACCAAGAGACCAACAATAACAGAATTCAATACATTCATACAAAAATCTCCAAGAAGAGATGGCGCTGTGACTGTATTAAATCTCGAAACAGCAGACCACGATTACTATGTAAACAATACAGATGTTCCTTTAACAAGTGAATTTGGTAATATTGCAATAAGACCTGCTGACTCAGGTAAAGTATTCCAATTATGGCAACCGTCAGAAGAAATATTGATACTTGAAGATGGAACTAAAATACTAAACGAAGAACCTTTAAACTATGTAAGACTCGACCCATTTGATAGAGATTTACATGGCGAAAAGATACTAATGGAAAATGGCGAAGGTAGTTTCTTATTAGAAGATGATACTGTACCTGAGACTAGAGAACATTTCGTAACTGAAAGGTCCATTGAACTAGACAATCCTTACATGTACATGGAAGATAATTCTAGAATAGTATTCGAAGACGATGTTGTTTTGATAGACGAAGAATCTGGTGAAGAAGTTCACACATTCATTCCTATTGGCCCAACATTGAAAACCCTAAATATGATTGCATTTCAAAATACTTATAGAATCGGTAGATTTATGTATTTAGAATCGGGCAATACTGCTGTTAATTCTGGTGGCGTAAATACAGAATATGACAGAGAAGATGAACATAGAGTCGTAATGGAAGATGGTAGTGGTTCTATATTATCAGAAGAATCGGTATCAGAAGGATTAAGTATAAAACAGATGAGTGACATGACAGGTCTTTTATATGTCAGTGAGATAAACAAAAGACAAAGAAAAAGAACTAATATTGCATTCAGTTCTTATGTTAATTCATCAAATGTTTCAAATAGTGGCCTTTAGGCATTATAAATAATAGAACAAATATAAAGAATAACTTGGAGTTATAAAGAAAATGGCAGCAATAATCACAGAAAAATTCAGAACGCATAATGCGAGACAGTTCATTGAAGACTTTTCAGAAAGTAATCAGAAGAATTATGTCTTCATAGGTCGTTCTCACGCATGGACAGATGACACAAGTCCTCCTGCTCCGGCAAACTCAGAATCAGAAGAAATTGGAGCATTTGAAGATATGATTGCTCTCAAGGCAGTTTCTTCAACAGATATCTCACATGGACTAGTTAGATACAACTGGACAACAGGTACTAAGTATGATGAATACAGAGACAACTACTCTGCTTCAAATACAACCAATGTCACAGGTGTTTCAAACTTCTTCGATGGAAGAGGATATGTAATTACAGACGAATTCAAAGTATACAAATGTCTAAGAACAGGCGTAAACTCAAGTAATGTTATCATTAATTCAACTGTTAAACCAACATCTGTTTCAACAACAATACCAGAAGTAACCGCAGACACAGGCGCATCTTTAGGATATATGTGGAAATTCATGTACTCAGTTACAGCTTCAGATGTTATCAAATTTGTTACTAACGACTTTATACCAGTTAAAACATTGGGTGCTAAAACATCTGTATCAGGTTCTGGTACAAATGGTGGGTTTGGTACAACCGCAACGAATGACGGTTCTGCTCAATGGGATGTAGAAACTGCCGGTGTAGATGGCGCAATCTTTCACTATACTGTAACCGCTGCCGGTTCTGGTTATACTAGTGGTGCAAGTACTACATTTACAGTTAATGTTCCTGTACGAGGGGACGGTTCTGGTGCAGAAGTTACTCTAAGTTTTGTTTCTGGCGTTTTAGACCAAGTATATCATCGTTCGGGTACTTCTTACTGGGGTTCAGGTTATAAAAGGGCATCATTGGCAACATTAGACTCAACAGTCACAGGCATCGCAGGTGGTTCGGCCGCTACAGTTCATATACACATGTCACCAATCAATGGTCATGGTGCAAACCCAATCGAAGAATTAGGTGGTAACTATGCAATCGTAAACTCTAGATTAGAGTTTGGCGAAGGTGGTGGAGACTTCCCAACAGACAACGATTTCAGAAGAATCGGTCTTATTAAGAATCCAGTTAAATCAGATGGTGGTACTATTTCTAACCTAGACTCAATGACTGCAACAAACTTGTTGACAGTTGATAACGCTGCTTCAATCAGTGTTGATGACCTTCTTACAGATGCCGCTTCAGAATCAGCGACTACTGCCAAAGTTAGAGTCGTATCTAAAACTAGTAACACATTAAAAACTCTACCTGTCGCAAACACAGGTGGTGAATATGTTGCATTCGCTAATAGTGATGCTGTCTATAAAGCAGGCGTAAAAGTTGCTGATGTAACAGCAAGTGGTGTTTCTGCTAGTCATCCAGAGATGACAAGATTCACAGGTCAAATACTCTATGTTGAAAATAGAGGCGCAGTATCAAGAGCCGCTGACCAGATTGAAGATATTAAACTAATTATTGAAATGTAATACAGGGAGTTTAACTCCCATTTTACATTACTTTTAAATTTTTAAAGAAGAATAAACTATGTCAGAAAAAACAGACTTAAATATATCACCATACTACGATGACTACAATGAGGATAATAATTATCACAAAGTTCTATTTAGAGCAGGTAGACCACTACAGGCAAGAGAACTAACTCAGTCACAATCTATCTTACAGAACCAAATACAGAAATTTGGTAATCACATGTTCAAAGAGGGTTCGATTGTAAATGGTGCTGAATCAGATATCGATATGGATGTCGAATTCGCCAAAGTCGAGGCAGTTAATCCTAACTCTTCTGGCACCGCCGATGTCGCTACTTATCTAAGTTCTTCAGTAACTAAACTATTGCAAGGAGAGACATCTGGCGTAGTCGCACAGGTGGTAAAAACAGTTGCACAAACCGGAACAGATTCAGACACACTCATAGTAAGATACTTACAACATGGTACAGACGGAACTTCAACTACAAATCCTTCTGAGAGATTTAATGCTGCTGAAGAGTTAATTGAAGTCAATGTTAGTGCCGCTGGTGCAGTAACAAGTGCATCAAACAACAACGAATTCAAAGTAGTTTCAGCTGGGTTAACACCAGTTGGTCGTTCATCTATTGCATCTATAAGTGAAGGTGTTGTATTCTTAAGAGGATACTTTGTTAAAGTAGATGCACAAACAATCGTATTAGAAAAGTATAATGGCAAACCTTCTTATAGAATTGGTATTGACATTAAAGAAGAAATGATTACTTCTGGTACTGATACATCTTTACTAGATAATGCACAAGGTACAACAAACGAAAATGCCGCTGGTGCAGATAGACTTAAGTTCACATTAACACTTAATAAGTATGCCGTAAGTACTACAACTGATACAAACTTTGTAGAGTTGGGCAGAGTTAGTAATGGTGTAATTGAACTAGAAGTAAAAAGACCAGTATACAATCACATAGAAAATACACTTGCACGAAGAACATTTGATGCAAACGGTGATTTTGTATTACAACAATTTACACATTCATTTAGAGAACATTTAAACGATGGAAGTTTCAACAGAGGATTCTACGAAGCATATCAAGGCGGAGACGAGAGTAAAGGAGTTATGCAAATATCTCCTGGTAAAGCATATGTTAAAGGTTACTCTATCGATAAAACAGGAACAACTAATCTAGAATTCAACAAGGCAAGAACATCAGAGGCGCTTACGAATGCGAACTCTCCTGCTAGATTAGGAAACAAATTAAGAATCTTCAACGCACATACTTTACCAGAGTTTGGTGATTCAACTACTACAAATTCATACAAAGCAATTAAACTATTTGATAAGGCAGTTGCAACTCCAGGAACACTAAACGCATATGCAGATGCAAATCATGTTGGCCATGTTGGTTTTGCGAGAGTAAGAAACATAGACGAAGAGTCAACAAGTTTCAATAACTTATATCTATTCGATATTAAGATGTTTACAATGTTATCTTGTACAGTTGCAACAAACAACTTTAAGGCAGGTGATAAAGTAACAGGTGCAACATCAAACGCAACAGGTATTGTTGCATATGAAGATGCTACAAACAATCATATCATGTTACATGATGTTGTTGGTGTATTTAAAACAACAGATGCAATCTCAGTAAAAGGACAAGGTACATACAGTTCATCTTCTACAATCACTGCTATTCGTAGTTTCCAAGTAGAAGATTCTAGAAGTGTTGGTCAAACAGCAACAGATAGTGGTGAACAAAACTTCACTGCCGATGTGGCATTAGACAATGACAAAATCATATCAGGTATAAGTACAATAACCGCTGCTGGTGCAATCACTGGTTTAGGAACTGCATTCATTACAGAATTAAGAAAGGGCGATATCGTATTAGATGGCACAGGCGCAGTTCAAATAATTAGTGCTACCCCAACAAGTAATTCAGCTGCACAAACAGTTGCAACTAGTAGTGTAGGGACTGCAACCAATGTTGCATTACTTAGACGAAGAGCAAAACTTTACAATCAAGACCAATCCGCTTCAGTATTTGCATGGCCTAGAGACCATGTAAACAAAGTAACACCTACTGAAGTTACAGTCAAGTATCAAAAAGAATTTACAGTTGGTTCTTCTGGTGAGATAACACTCACAAAAGAATCAAACGAATCATTTGAACCAAGAAATAACGATAACTATCAATTTGCAATTGTTAAACAATCAACGAATGCATCTAGAACAAGAAACAATGGTGTAGTATTGAAAGGCGATACTGTCGCTTCAATCAATGTGTCTTCAGGCGAAGTTGTATTGGGTACAGCTACTGATACTGGTGCAATAGTAAGGGCGACATATACAGTAAGTCAAACTAATCCTACTGCAAAATCAAAGAACTTGAGAGAGTACCGAACAGTAAGATTCTCTAAGAACGATGCACACTCAGATAATCCATTCTATGGAAGTGCATATGACCACAAAGAGTTATCACTTGGCGTATCAGATGTATTTAAAATTAGAGGAATATTCGAGGCAGTTCCAGGAACAGACACAAGTGGTGTTGCAACACCTCCGAACGCAGCTATAACTATAACATCGGGTTCAATTTCAACAGGAAACGTACTTAAGGGACAAACAACGGGTGTTCGTGCCAAACTTATTGACTGGAACGGAACTGGCAATACTGCATATTTCTACTATCTATCAACTAATACATTCACCGCAGGTGAAACAGTTGTTGATGAGACAACAGGTGCAATTGCAACGATAACAACATTAGGAACTAATTCTCCTGATATCACAAAAAGATATTTCTTAGACAATGGTCAAAGAGATGGTTACTATGACCACGCAAAACTTGTATTAAAACAAGGACAAACAACACCAAACAATCAGATAACAGTTATCTTTGATATGTTTACAGGTGGTTCTGGTGATTTCTACAGTGTGAGTTCATATACAA